AAATCAATTAAACTATATTATAGTTCCAAATAACTATATTGAATCCAAACGGAGATTATAAAATGGATGATTTATTAAGAGAAGCTATCGCTGATGCAAAAGCAGTTCGTGAAACAGCACTTGCAAACGCAAAGATAGCACTTGAAGAAGCATTCACACCACGTTTGCAATCTATGTTGTCAAAGAAAATCGCAACTGAAATGGAAGATTCAGAGGAAGAAATGGACAAAGAAGAAGAAATGGACGCCGATGAAATGAGAGATTCTGAGGAAGCAATGCACGATAAAGAAGAAGCAATGCACGACAAAGAAGAAGAAATGGATGCCGATGAAATGAGAGACGCTGAAGAAATGAGAAATTCTGACGAAGAAGAAATGGACGAAGCAGAAGATGCTGAGGAAATGAGAAATTCTGATGACAAAGAAATGAGAGAGGACGAAGACACTGACGAAGAAGATAAAGTTGATGAAGCAGAAGATGCTGAAGAAACTGAAGACGCTGAAGAAGATGAACTTGACCTTGAATCAGTTCTTGCAGAACTTGAAAAAGACTTAGATGATGAAGACAAAGTTGATGAAGAATACAATACTGACGAAGTCGGTGATGGTATGGACAAAGACGAAGTTGAAACAGATGAGGACAAGTTAGCAGAAAATGATGTTTCTTCTGATATCGGAAGTGCAGACAACAAAGTTAATCCAGAAGCAAATGATTCTACAAAATCAGGTGCACAAGGCCCAGAAGGTGAAGGTTCTGATAAACCAGCAGGTAAAGAACTTGGTGACCACGAAATTGTTGACGACTTAACAGAAGTTGAAGACAAAGACGAGGAAGACCTTGACTTAGATGAAGTCTTAGCAGCACTTACAGAAGAAGAAGATGCCGAAGAAGAAGACGCAAAAGTGGATGAACTTCAAAAAGAAATCAAAGAGTATCGTAAAGTTATTAACTTTATGAGACAAAACTTAAACGAAGTTAATCTCTTGAATGCAAAACTATTGTTCTCAAACAAATTGTTTAGAGCATTTGGACTTAACAACAACCAAAAATTAAAAGTTGTTGAAACTTTTGACAGAACTAAAAACTTAAGAGAAGTTAAATTGGTTTACGCTACATTAGCAGAATCATTTAAAAGACCTTCTAACATTAGTGAGTCAGTAAAGAAAGGTTCAAGTTCTAAACCAGTTCGTTCTACAAAACCACAAAAAGAGGTATTGTCAGAAGGACAAGAGTTAAGAAATAGATTCAAGAAATTAGCAAACATACTTTAATAGTTAGGAGACTAAAAAAATGAGTAAATTAAATTCAATTGAAAAACTTATGGACGGATATAATCCGCAAAGACAATTGCTTGAACAAACTCGTCAATTAGTTAAGAAATGGGAGCCAACAGGCCTTTTAGAAGGTCTTGAGGACGAAAATAAAAGACACGGAATGGCAGTCCTACTTGAAAACCAAGCAGGTCAGTTAATCCAAGAAGCGTCAGTAACAGGTGGACAAAACGCAGAAGAGTGGAGTGGTGTAGCTTTACCATTAGTTCGTAGAATTTTTGGTGAAATCGCAGCACAAGACTTTGTGTCAGTTCAACCTATGAACTTACCTTCAGGTCTTATTTTCTATCTTGACTTCAAATACGGTACAGACCAAACAGCTGCTCACACTAATAACGCTGATGTATATGGTAATACATCTGGTTCAGGTGACGCAAGTGGTGGTTTGTATGGTGCAGGTAAATTTGGATACTCAATCAACGACAACTCATCAGCCGCTTTAACAATCGGTGGAACAGCTAATAGTTCAAACTTTAGCACAGGTTCAGTAGACTGGGAAGACGTTGATTATGAACCAGACCTATCAGCATCACAAGCTATTGCAGATACAGCAGATAATGCTTTATTAAAAGTTGTTGTTGCAGACGCAGCACTTTCAGGACTAGACAAAGATGGAGTGAGAGCATTCACAATATCAGGTTCAGGTTTTGATGAGTTCTTCCCTGCATACACAAAACATAGTGCAACAAATTCAGAAACTACATTTATTGTAAGAAAAGCTGGAACAGGTGCACCAGTTAATGCTACGGTTAAATTCCATAAACAACCAGCAACAGATTACAGCAGAACTGACTTCGAGGCAACAGCAGCTAATATAGATGCTAACCCAGAAGCAGACATTGACATTCCTGAATTAGATATCGCATTAAAGAGTATTCCGATAATCGCGAAAACTCGTAAGTTAAAAGCAGTCTGGACTCCA